TGGTCGGCACTCCTTACACTTGGTCTAACACTTTGTGGATTAGTATTGTAAGCACCAACACCTCGCCTAAAAACAGCTTTTAGAGTTCTTAAATTAGTTTTTTTTGATGCTGCGGTAACACTAGCATTATGGTCTTCAACCTTTTTTTTAAGTGCTTTTTCTATCTTGGCACTTACTTGTTTTTCCTCATCCTCATCCTCATCATGATAATATTTTGTTCTATCTATATACTCATCGTGTGAATTAAAAGGCATATAATAAGTCATACCATCCCTTCTATGCTCATGACTTCCAGATCCGCCTAACTCTCTTGCTCTTGCCCTAGCTTCTTCTTCCGTTGTGTAAGTGTCGGGCATACCAACAACTTCGTACTTTACTTGCATCTTATCTATCTCTTTTGGTGGTTGTGGATCTGGCATCTCAACATCACTACCAGCTATTGGTAATAAATTAGCTGGTACATAGTATTCGTTAAGTGCCTCATTATCTTCTTCACCATAACTCATTGCAGCCCTCTTTTCGTTTGGTGTAAGCCACCATGCTTGTGTCATTTGTGCAACAATTTTATCCATTTCTTCTTGTAACTCGGGAATTACACTAAAGTCAAAATCAATAAATAAATTATCACCATACTTAGGTGCTAACCATCTATTTAACTCATCTCTAATTTTTAACAACTCGGGTATAACTGCATTTTGATATAATGCTTTTTTAGCTTCCTTTTGATTGTTATAAGTGCTTGAATCAGTATTATTAAGAAGTTGCACGGGTACATTGTATATGTTACAAAGATCTTTTATCGATGCATTGTATTGTTCTATTAATGATAAATCAGCCGCTGATAGTCCAAAGTTTACCCACGATAATTTTTTTGGTGTAATGATCACATCACCAGCATTATTGCTTGATTGATATGTTGTTCTAAATTTATCTTTGAGTTGTTGTGCTTGTACTTCATTTAAATCACCTTCCTCACTCATTAGTACACCTCTAGCCATTTGATTTTGTAAATATTTTACACCAGTTTGTGCCGCCTCATTATTTGTAGTCATTGCTCTAAAACCAGCTTTGAGTGGTGATTGACCATACAAGTGTGATCCAGTACCATCGAAATATGGTTGAAAATCTTTTATATGACATATTTGATCAGCTGGTATTGAATATTGACCATTGTACTCAACTCTATATTCCTTGACTGGTTCTAGTATTGAACCACTAACAACTTCCATAATTTGTGATGGCATTACATATAATTCTTTATACTTACCAACATTATCACCCGTGTCAGGCCCTATACCATAGATATACCTATTACCAGTTAATTTACCAAAAGCAACAATCTCGCTTATCCATGATGCATAAGATTGTGCGGGATTTGGTCTAGCCAATAGATTATCAAGATCACTATGTTCTAATTCAACAAGCGCGTGTTTTTTGATCATGTTTGATTTATGGATTATTGTACCATCCATATAACCACTTGTCATTGCCATATATTTTTTTAGTTCACTATCATTTACTTTTTGATAAACATTGATTGGCACAGATGATGCCGCTTTACTTATTAAATTGATAATTGAATATACAGTTGCATTTTTACGATAACCTTCATTTATATAGTTATCATCATTTTCGGGATTGAACACAACACTCGAACCCATATAATTATAGATTGCTCTATTATATTCTTGTGCGGTTTGTTGAGTGTTTTTAACTATTAGATTTCTTAATCTATCAAAGAATGATGCCATTAACTTAAAATTTTATGTAAAAATACAAAATAATAAATTTGTATATTATACAACAAAAAAATCATTTCTATTTTTATACTTTGAATATATCAAATACCTAATGCTATCCATCAAGTGATTGTTTTTATCACATGGCTTATTTATTATAGTACCATCTTTTAGTTGTTCATATAAATAACTTTGTTGTTCTTTTTGTAAATTCTTAGATTCTAAAGAAACAATTATATCAAACTCTTTTAGTAATGATATACCAGCATTAATTGATCCTTGCCCTTTGATAGCGGGTTTGGCCCATATATCCATTTGCCTTAGTTCTTCACCCGATTTTGGTTCACTACTATCATAATAACAAATTAAGTTATTTAGTTTTCTTTCTTTTAAAAACTCGGCAATATCTCTATTTGTCATGCCTTTTTTATAGCATAATTCATGCAAATATATTTTATCGTTTTTCTTTGCGCCTAAAACAATTGCACAACTATCTTGAGAAAATCCAAAATCAATGCCTATACCCCAATCATCTAGTTCGGGAAACTCATCGTAAGGTATATATTTCCAATCTCTAAATATTTGTCTTTCGCTAAATACAGCTCTTTGGCCCTCACCATATACTCTCCAATAATCGGGATCTTTTGTTTTCAATCTTTCTATTTCTTGTATTAATTCTTTTGGCAAAAACTTATTGTCTTTATATGTTGATGTAAATAGTTCGGCATCATCTCTTTCACATAAATCATATATCCAATGAATAGGATCACTTGGATTAAAATCAATCATAATATTAGATCTTGTTCGCATTGCTATTTGTCTATATTCCTCTAACAATAATTCATTGCCCTCATTTAGCCAAGCAATATCTCTAGCTGAACCCCTAATCTTTTGTGAATCATCAGCACTAAAGAACTCTAATGTATGTCCATTGTAAGTAAATGTGTTTTCCGCTTTATTAAATATACCATCCCAATAGATACCAATGTCTTTAGATATTTTAAGAAAGTCCCTAAGAACCGATCTTTTTAGTGCTGGTAATGTTTTCCTTATGACACTTATAGTCAATGGTTCTTTTGTTATTGTAAGTAGATATAAACAATATTGCATCAAAGAATAAGTTTTGCCAGATCTACTACCGCCTTGAAATATTTTTAATCTAGCTTTTGATTTGTTTGCCTCGTAAAATTGTTTGTTACAAAATTGTTCTATTCTTTGTCTTTGGCTGGTTTCCATTCAATTAGTTTGCTTTTTGTGTCTATATCATGTTTTATTTCTTGCCTTTCGATATACCCTCTTTTCTTGCCTTTAGTTTTGCAATAAAATATAATGCTAGTAGTGTCCCCATCTTTAATTTTTTTATGTAGTTGTGATTCAACAAAATCTAATGTTTGGTCTTGAATATCATCAACAGATTTTTTAAAATCTTTGTCATTGTTATACCAATCATAATAAGTTGACCTATGTACTTTAACTTGTTTACAAGCGGCCGTAACGATACCTAAATTATTTTCTAATGCAGATATTAGTTTCTTTTTTATAGTGTCGGATTTGTCGGTTTTCATTTGACAAATTTAAACAAAAAAAAAGGAGCTAATAAAAGCTCCTATATCTGACTTTGTGAAAAACTAAATTAAATAGTTATTAAATTAAACTATATTGATGTCAGATTTTTTTATTATTCCTATCATAAATGTGTTTATATAAGTCCCATATTTTACTACTTGCCTCTCTTTGATTTTTATATTCTTTAGATGACCTTTGTATTTTACCATTATTATCTATCTCTAAAAAACATTTTTTACTGTTTCTAATAGGTACAATGTAAATTTTTACTCCTTTCTTTAAACACCATGATTGCGCTTTAAAATAAATATTCATTCTATACTTCTATATATTAAGTTAAGATCTTCATGTTTTTCTTTCATATGTTCTATATACAATGCAAATCCTAAAAACAAATAATTTATAGCATCTGCATATCTAGATTCGATAGGTTCTGCTTCCAACATATTTGGATTTCCAGCATGAGTGATAATTGATTGTACTTGTTTATCTAAAAACACAGCCCACACTTCTTGTGGTGTTAATTTTAATCGATTTGCAGTCGACTTAAAATTATATAAAACATCCAAATTATTGTTAGTATATTCTGGTTGTTTTGCATTCATTATCTTTTGACAATGTTCTAATAATTGATTTTTGATTTGATTATATTCTTTGTGATCCATAATTAAAATAATTCTGTTTGTGTATGTGTTTTATAACTTGCATCATAATTTATATTGTTACCTTTTGGATATTTAAAAACTTTATAAACCATTTTATTTTGCATTTTTCTTACTTGTTTTTTTGAACCTAAAAATTTAACATATCTAAATTTTCCTTCTTGTTCATTTACAATGTAATTTTCTTCTATTAATTTATCAATATTTGATGTGCCTAATCTTGAATTGATAGTCCTTTCATGTATTTCTTTTCCTTGCATATCAATTATTTTTTTTCTTTTAGATGTTAAACCTGTGTAAATCCAATTAGTAGCTTGATAAATGTAACCATGATGCCCATTATTTTTATCAGCATAACTAATTAACACTAAAGGTTTTGGTAACATTTTAAATGTTTGTGATACAAAAAAACTTAATACATTTTTTTCTAAATTATCATTTACAACTAATCTATTTAATTCTAAAGTTTGCATTGTATATTGTCCACCAAATATTGAGTAACCCATATTTAACATTCTACATGGTAATCCAAATGTACATATGCCAAATAAATTTTCTTTAGTATATAAACCAAAACTATACTTTATTAAAGGAATCCTCTTAGCATAATGTTTATGCAACAACCATTCTTTACATAACTCTTTTTTTATAGATTTAATAAAATATTTTTTTTTGATCATTAGAATGGTATGTCATCTTTAATTATTTCTAAATTACCTACTTGTTTTATTTCTTTATAGACACCACCATTTGCAAAATCAGGGGCTATTTCAAAACAACCTAATTGTCCGTTTTCTTTTCTCTTAACTTTTTCTATGTAAATTTTTACAGAATCAGATCCATATTTTGTTGTTTGACCTATACATCTATATGCAATAATTCCATTATATGCTTTATTAAAAAAATCCGCACTACCCGAAATATCATACAATGTTGGTTTTTTATATTGACCACCATCACTTTCAATCTTTCTTGGGTGTGCTACTAAAAATAAATGTGTTTTTGTTTGTTGGCAAAATTGTGTAATTTGACTTAATAACTTACCAACATAAGTAAAATCTCTTTGTGCTGAATGATCAAGCATATTATAAGGATCAATAACACAAACATTAATGCCTTTTTGAAATACTAACTCTTTAAATGCTTGTAATATTGACTTTAATGTTAGATTTTCTAAATCTATTTTAATCCAATAGAAATGATCTTCTATAAAATCCTTAACATCATTTAAATCATCATTATTACAATTTTTTTGTTTTAGTTTATTTGCTATTCGTTTTATATGTCCTTCATATGGAAAACTTTCGGGTGAAAACATAGCACATCTAAAACCATACATCATACTTAAATTACATAATATTTGATCTAAAATATCACTCTTACCACTATTTGGTATGCCCGATACTACTGACCATTCACCCATAGATAATTTAAAATAATTACTAGAACCTGGCAATCCTATGTCATAGTTTTTTATTCCTTTTTCATTAAAATTTAATACACTTTGCCAAATGTTGTTTATACTAATAACACCCTCAAGTGGAAAATGTTTTGCATTTTGTACAATATTTTTTAAGAATAATTTACCTTCATTAACAAGAACCTCATTGGCATCTTTATATTTTCCAAAATCTACATACTTACATCTATAATTACCTAATCGCCTTGCAAGTTCGTTTCTTAATTGTAAACCCGCATCATCATTATCGGTACATAAAATAATTTCTTTTTTGTTTTTAAAATATTCCCAACAATTGTCTAGATAT